GGAGGAGGCCCGCCCATGCCGCCCATGGTGCGTCCGTAGGGCATGGGAGCGCCCTGCGCGCCGATGCCGCCGAACCCCGGCGAGGAGGGCGGTGGAGGGGCCGAGACCGGTCCCTCGCCGAACTGCCAGGGCGAAGCGTCCTTGCCGCTGGCGCTGGCCGAGGGCGGACCACGGCGGGTGTAGCCGCTGCGCTGGTTGCGCTTCTGGGAAGCTGGCTTGTAATCCGCCATCGGCGTCAGCCAGTCTGGCCGGAGCGACCGGCCTTCTGCGGCTTGACCGGCGTGAAGCTCTGCATCTTGCCGGAGCCGCCGGCCTTGGCAAACTTGCCGGAGGTGTTGTCGCCGGCCGCGACGGCGGAGCCGCCGGGGGCCTGCTGCCCGGCACCCTTCATCGCATGCATGGCGGTGTTGCCGCCCTTTGCCAGCTGCGCCCCGGCTGGCTTGGACTTGGCGCTTTTCCCCTTGGTTGCCTTAGCCATGGTCTACTCCTAACCAACCGTGTTGGTCTGCGGCACTGCTCCCGGTGCCGGTGCGGGTGTCTGTTGGCCTGGGACGGCCCCTGGAGGGGCTGCGCCGCCGGAAGCATCGGGAGGAGCGCCAGGAGCGCCCGGAGGCGCTGGCGGGGCTCCTGGGGCCCCTGGGGCTCCTCCCTGCTGTGCCGCGAGGTCCTCGTCAGGCGGCACGATGTCATCGCCGTTAAGGCCGAGTCCCTGGGAGACTTGCCGAAGCACGCTGGCGCGGCCCTTCGGTCCGATGATCGACATGTCGATGGGATTGGCGGTGATCTGCAGGAACTCCAGCTGGCGCTGGCGCTGCGTCTCGCGCTGGACAGCAACGTTGACGCCAAGCACCTTGATGCTCTCGTCGCCCCGCAGCCACCCTTCGGTGTCGGTCAGCATGACCATGTCGTAAAGCTCGTGGAGCGAGGGCTCCATGACGTCGAGGTCGACGTTGGAGGCTACCGTCTGGAGGATCTTGGCAGCGTTCCCCATGAGCATCGCCAGACCCGATGCAGTGCGACCAGCACCACCAAGACGCTCACTGCCAGTGATATAGCGAGGTATCGCAGACAGCTCGTCGCCAATCTGAGAGAACTTCTCGTAAACACCCAGCAGCTCCTGAGCATGGCTGTCCGCATTGAAGAAAGTGACGGGCATCTGGGCATTGTTGCCCATCGGGTCGGAGACGAAGTGCCAGATTTTCCAGGGATAGAGGTCATCGCCGTCCTCGTTGGGTGCGAGCCGATCGTCGTTGACCGCCACCTGGGGCCCACTGGCGATTGAAAGGTTGTTGACCAGCGACCGCAGCGTGGCGTTGCAGACGTCCTGGATGTCCGAGAGGATATCCGGCAGGGCATTGCCGATCACCGTCCCCGGCACCTTCTCGAAGCTGGTCACGTAGTAGGGGGCGCGTTTCCTCAGGGAGGGGGAGATCTGCGCCTTGATGACGTAGCGGCCGATCTTGAAGACGTCGCAGAAGTAGTCGAGGTCGGGGTCGGCGACGCCGTCGGCATCGGTCAGCCCGTAGTCCTGCAGGAGGGAGCCTTGGACGTACCCGTGATATTCGAGCTGGTCGATCATCCCGCTTTCGTTCATGCGGGGGTCCTCGCGCCGTTCCAGCCGGGCCCGGACAGAGTCGGAAGTGTCGGCATTTGCCTCTACATACCCGGTCCTGCCGTACTCCCGAAGGACGGTCCTGATGTTCTCCTCGTTGTACCCCGGCAGTCCGATCAGCTGATTGAGGTCCGAGCGAGCGAGCCGGGTGCGTTCGATCACCTCTGCATCCGCGATGTTGGATATTCCTGGCGTCCACCAGACGTCGTAAGGGCTGACCCGGTTCCAGAACATGCGGGGGCGGTTCTCGACCACCGCCTTCTGCTCGACCCAGGTGACGGAGGGCGTAATCTTGACAATGGGCCCTTTGATGCAGGCGAATGGGAACAGCGGCAGATCGGTGATGAAGTCCGCCAGGGCGTCGTAGAAGTTCCCCTCAGTCAGTATGTCGTCGATCTTGTTCTCGGCTTTCTCTGCTTCGGAGCGGGCTTTCTTTATGGCAGCGCGTTTCGCCGCCATCATCAGCCCCATGACGCGGTCACGAATGGCTCCAGGGTCGGGCGCTTGCCCTGACAGCATCTGCTCGTTCTGCACCTCGGTGGTGACCAGCTGGGCGATCATGGTGGTGATGTCGTCCGGCAGCGTGGGGTCCGGCGTCGGCTCCAGACCCCACGCTTTATCGGTGTTCAGGTAGACGTCGCGGAGCAGCGAAGAAGCACCACGACACTTCGTCGCCACGAGACGTGCATAGACCTCTGAACCACCGAACTCGCGGATGGCAGCCATCTTGGCCGGCTCGTAGACGCCATTGAACATCATCATCGCGGCGGTTATCCGGTCGGTCCAGCCGTTGGCCCCGTCACGATGCCGTGAGAAAGTCGAAAACTTGCCGTCGATGAAGGTCGCGAGGTTATCCTGCCAGACCGGCTGCGCTACAGCCGCATTGGCCTGATCGTTGGCCGCCTCCATCCGGTTGACTTCGTCGGGAGAGACGACCTGCAGGACGGACGATCGGCCCGCCGTCTGTGGAAGTGGGGGCATCCTTTTTCTCCGCGTCGAGTCCGACTATACTACATTCTCAGATTTTGACAGGGCTGCTTATGACCCAGCTGTTCAACCCGACCAATTTCTCGCGGCTCGCCCGCGAGATCGCCATGGATATTCTCGAACTCGACGAGATACTGGCGCTGCACCAGCTTGACGCGGAAGACTGGGAGCGCATCCATTCCGACGTCCGCTTCCAGAAGATGCTGGCGGACATGCGGGCCCAGTGGAACTCGGCCGAGAATACCAAGGAGCGGGTCAGGGTCAAGGCTGCCACCGGCATCGAGATGGCCCTCGACAGCGTGGTGCTCGAACTGATGAGCCCGGCGATCCCGCTGGGGCAGCGGGTGCAGGCGTTCCAGATGCTGGCCAAGCTCGGCGACCTCGAAGTCAAGCCGGACCAGCCGGTGATCCAGCCCGGCGACAGGGTTCAGATCTCGATCAACATCGGCCAGGGCTCGGTCACCACCGAGAAGGAGCAGGGCGTCACCATCGACGTTACCCCGGAAACGCTCAGTTTTCCGGTGCAGCATGGTTGATCCTGTACAGCTGAAGATCCTGCAGCACCCGGACCGGGACGACATCGTCGCCGCTCTCAAGGAGCTGGTGCGCCGCGCGGAGTCCGACCAGTTCCTGGCCTTTGCGTTTGCCGCCGTCACCGACGACAACGGGGTGTACTTCCACAACCGGGTGCAGGGCCGGCGGATCGCCCTGCTGGGCGCTGTCACGGCGCTGCAGGTCGACCTCGCCAACACCCTTATCGAGGTGCCGATACCGCCGGCTCCCCCCGAACAAGGATCGGATCAACCCGCGTGAGCGCTGACAGAGATGGCACGGCATGCTGCTAGAGTACACGGCTCCGCCGACATGCGCCTCATTCATGAGATCGCAAGCCTTTTTTCGCCTGCTCGCGGGACCAGTCGGCTCTGGGAAGACGTCCAGCTGCATCTGGGAGATCCTGCGGCGCGGATGCGAGCAGGCTGCCGGGCCGGACGGCATCCGCAGGACCCGCTGGGCGATCGTCCGCCAGACGCTCCAGCAGCTGCGCATGACGGTGCTGCTGGACGTGCTGACGTGGTTCCGCCCGATCGCACGCTACAAGGTCGCTGATCAGGTCATCATCCTGGCGGTCGGTGACGTCTTCATCGAGATCCTGCTGATCCCCCTCGAAGACCCCGAGGACCAGAAGCGCCTTCTGAGTTCGCAGCTAACTTTTTGCTGGATGTCGGAGGCCATTGAGATGGACGCCGACCTGATACCCGCCATTGCCGGTCGCGTAGGCCGTTATCCGTCCAAGGTCGACGGCGGGCCAACCTTCTACGGGATCATCGCTGATACCAACATGCCCACTCTGGGCAGTCCCTGGCATACCCTGATGGATGAACCCCCTCCAGGCTACGCCATCTTCATCCAGCCGGGTGGCCTGCAGCCAGATGCCGAGAACCTTGAGAACCTCCCCGATGGTATCAATTACTACCTCAGGTTGATGCACGGGAAGAACCAGAGCTGGATCGACCGTTACGTGCATGCCAAATACGGGGAGGACCCTGGCGGCACCGCCGTTCATCGCGAGTCCTTCAAGATGGCTTTCCACGTGTTGCCGGAGATCGAGACGACGCCGGGGCAGATGCTGCTCATCGGGCAGGACTTCGGGCGTAATCCGTGTTCGCTGATTGGTCAAGTCGACCATCGCGGCAGGGTGAACATTTTAAAAGAGGTGGTTGCAGAGGATATCGGCCTGGAGCTGCACGTCACCAAGTTCCTCAAGCCGATCCTGTTCTCGGAGAGCTTCGCCGGGCACATGGTGGCGGCGGTCGGCGACCCATCGGGCGGCGCGCGCGAGAGCATCCGAGAAGAGACCCCGATGCTGGCGATGATCCGGTTGGGCATTCCCTGCTTTCCCGCCCCAACCAACGATCCCGACGCACGTGTACGGTCGGTCGACGCCATCCTGCAGAAACAGATAGACGGGGGCCCCGCCCTCCGGGTCAGTCGCAGCGGCTGTCCGATGCTGGTACGCGCCCTGCAGGGGGCCTACCGATACGCCAAGACCAAAGGTGGTGAAACAAAGGCGCTGCCAGAGAAGAAGCACCCGTGGAGCGATCTGGCGGACGCGCTGCAGTACATCTGTCTGGTGATCAATTCGGGAATGACGATCTACATCGCCCGGCATCTGACACCCCGGCAGGTCAAGCACAGGCGGATCGACAAGAAAGGCTGGACCTGAGTCGGGAGGAGTGGAAGGCGCGATCCAGCCCGCTAGTTTTTGGTTCAGGGATGTTGTCCACAGTCAGAGAAAGCCTGCTCCATGTTGCCGGCAGGATCACCGGTGGCGCAGCGTAGCACGATTGGTCCTGGGATTGTAGCTGAACTCGGCAGGAGAACGCCCTTCCGCCTTGGCGGCGCGATCCTTCGCCCTGCCTGCCGCGCCGAGGGCCTCGCGAGCCTGTCCCTTGGCGGTCAGGACGAGCGAGTTCCTGTCCATGTCGCCGCGTTTTCTCAGCAGCGCCACGGCGAGGTTGTGGGCGGCACCGGAGGAGCGCCCATGGGCGATCAGCTGGCTGGTCAGTCGCTGCAGCAGCATCATCCGGGATCGATCTCCCTGAAGAGCAGATTAAACGCATGGTCGGGGTAGACGACCAGCTCTCTCAGGAGAGCCTTGCCGTTGTTGTCCTGGCGCTCCTGGTAGACCACCCAGTCGCCCTTGCGGCAGTGGATGTCGGGCAGCCCGGCACCCTGGGGGACCATCACCACGACGCCGTCGTGGTAGCCCAGCCAGTTGTTGTCGATCCAGCCGGGGGAGCCGGCGAAATTGCCGGGGAACTGCCACGCCTCCAGCACGTCGACGCGGCTGGCGTACCGCCTGATGGGTTTTGCGTCCTTGAGGGGTTCTGGTACGTAGCGCGGCGGCGGAGCCGGAGGGGTCACGTAGCGCGGCAGGGGCGACGCTTCGGCGTCGCCCTTACGTTGATTATCGAATATCTGGGCCCTCTCGACCTGCAGGTGGGCTACGGCACTGGGCTTCTCGCCGGGGACCATGTTTCCTGCGTCGTCGAGGTGAAACGTCTCCTCGATTTCCACCTTGAGGCCCGGCGGCGAGCCGACGTCCGGCAGGATGAGGTCGAGCTGGTCGTCGTCGATAGGGGCAGGGATGGCCTGGGAGGGGGTCTGGGCGGCCGAAACGGGTAGGGGACTAGGGGTACTGGCCAGAAGCTCGTCGAGGACGTCCTGGTCCGTCGCCTGCGAACCATGACGTCGCCCAGCGGTAGGCTGTGCGCTAGGATTACGCGGCATCCGTGCGCTCCTCGTCCATTTCGCGTTTCAGACGAGAGAGTTCGTTGATGGTGTAGCGGGAGAGGGCAAGCCTGACGTGGTCCTGCACGCTGACGCCAGTGAGTTCGGCAAGCCTCGTCAGGCCCTGTCGGACCTTGTCGTGGAGTCTCAGGCTGGTGGGCACCTTGGAGACGGTCTGATAGGGCTGTTTCTGGGGCATGGACGGAGAATAATGGGGTAGCGGGGTGACTACAAGGGTTTTTAGGGGCAGGGGAGAGTAAGTAATACTACGGTTATATTTTTTAGCGACTAGGTATTTCGGCGGGTCCTGAAGAAGAGGCGGGCCCCCTAGGGGGGCGTTGGCCATGTACCGGGGCCCGTCGCCCATGGTCTCTTCTAGATCTAGTGGCTTCGCTCATCTTACCCCACAACATGTGTGCTCTGGAATAACTCCGGGAGTTGCTGTGACTTGCCATTGTCCATTGTTCTCTTCTGGTGACAGTGCAGATATCCGTCTGTTCAACCCTCACCAACTCCCGGAGTTAGCACCATGACAACGACCAACAAAGTCACCATCAAGTCGTTTGCCTCGGACCTTGAGTCCCTCAAGACCTTGGCCGTCACGACCGGCGCGACCCAAGCCAACGGCGACGCTGGAATGCTTCGCTTGGCTCGCGCGGTCTACGCCACGACGAAGTACAAGACACTTGAGGACGGCGACGTGAGCGCGGTCTATGCGTCCTACGCTGAAGGCCGCAACAAGGTCGCGCTCGACAACGACCTGTCGCCGGTTATCGACGTGACGAACAAGGACGTCATGGCCAACGGGACTTCGAAGCTTCGCAACTTCGCGAAACTGGCGCGCGTCCCCAACACGGGAAATTTCTTCGCCATTGTCCCGCTCACCCTCAAGATGTGCAATGGCAAGGGACACTCGTATGAGACCGCGCTCAAGGTGGTCCGTGCGCAGCTGGTAGCGTGCAAGGCCGACAAGAAGTGCGGACCGTTTGACGCGTCGGACATTGACGCTGTGCTCAATCCTCCCAAGGCAGCGTTTGATGTGGTCGCAGAACTTGAGCGTATCCGCAAGGCAGCGGTCGCCAAGACTGCGGTCACGTCCGACCTGAACGCGTTCCAGCAAGCGCCGTTTGTTGCGCTCGCGGCGACGCTGGCGACGTTGATCGCGCAGTACAAGACCGCTGTCGTGGAGCGCGGCGACGAGTCGGTGGAGGACGAAGTCGTGGAGGACTTCGCAGACGAGGGCGACGCTGGCGAGCCGTCGCTGGTGGACGAAGTCCTGAGCGACGCTGACGACTTCGGCTCGGAGCTGCAGGAGTTGGTCGCTGCAGCGTAACTCCAGGAGTTAAGTCTGGAGCTGGCGCAAGCCAGCTCCAGAACTAAGTCTTTCACCTATGACGCGCGCGGCGTGTCGTT